CACAGATTCATCATGAACGCAAAACCTGGAGATCCCGAAATAGATCACAGAAATCGCAACCGTAGAGATTGCACAAGATCAAATTTACGGTTCTCAAACCGAAGGCAGCAAACTTTGAATAGAGGCCCAAAGAAAAACGGGACTTCAAAATACAAGGGTGTAAACTGGGACAAATCAAGGAAAAAATATCTCGCTAGGGTAAAAGTGGGCGGAAAATATAAAAATCTTGGCAGGTTTGTTGACGAAAAAGAGGCGGCGCGTGCTTACAATCGCGGTGCGATCAAATACTACGGAAAAGACTGTCTCCTGAATGATGTATAAAAAAAGAGAGTGGCAATTGCCACTCTCTACTAATAAGAATACGATTGTTAGGCGGTAAAACCAGGCCCACTGAGGTTGGCTTCGTAGTAAGGCGATGGGCTTGGATAGCCACTTGTAACTCCACCGTTGGTGTGGTAGCTCTGCGAAGGCAGTACATCATCAACGTGCTGCAATGGCACATACACAACGTCGGTCAAGCGACCGGCCAATTGCGGGGTACGCAAGATCAGCCGTGGCTCGAACTTGACTTGCCAGTCGACACACCACACTGTGGGTGTCAACATCGTCCACAGGAACGCGCCGCTGTCGCTCCACCAGGTCGGCATGCGCAGCCCGCCGTTGAACTCGCGGACTTGCATGACTGCCGTGCGGTAGTCGAAGTATTCCCAGTACATCGTCTGCAATGTGCCGCCACGGGCGGTCAGCGGGACGAAGTAGATGTCGGATGAGTATCCACCGATCGGGATGGCTGCATTGTCGGCTGTGGTCTCTTCGCTGATGCAGTCGTCCAGGATAACCGGGACTTTCTTGCCGTCTACCCACAGGTACTGGCCGTTGCGCATCTCGTACTTCATGTTCATGGCACTCTGTACGTCGAACGCGCCTACCGGGTCGATGTTCGCGCCGTCGATGTTGTTACAACGATAGGTGATGTAGCGGCAAGGCCAGATTTCTGTGATGTAGTAGAACAGGTCTGAACGCATGACCATGGCAATATTAACGGGCGCTAAGTTCTGTTGTACGGCTTTGCGGTTCAAGATGTGCATCATGGTGGTGATGGTCTTGACCAGATCGGGGTCAGCAGCGCTGTCCACTTGACGGTACCCGAACGACTTGATATCCGAGTACAAGGACGGGCAGGCTTGACCGCTGATGGCATCGACCTTGTTGCGGGCGATGAGCAGGTCCAATCCCATGAATTCCTTGTAGCCGCCGCCAGCGGACGAGTTGGCCGGGTTGCCGGTGAACACCTGCGGGCAGATCCAGCGCTGGATTGCGACGGCGACTTCGATGAAGCGCATGGCGACTTCGTTGCCGGCGATGGCGGCATTCTGGTTATCGAGACCATAGAAGTCGCGCATCACGCCGCCCATGGCGTTGACCAACGGGCTATTGGCAAGACGCAGGTCGAAGAACTCGCCGCGATTGATGCGCCGGTTCATGGCGTTGATTTCCAGCTCGCGGGTCTTCTGTTCCTTGCGTCCAAACACGGTGGTCTGGATGCAGGTCTTGATCGGTGCCGCTTCCTCAGCCACATCACAGACGCCGTTCTTTTCCTGTTGATCACTGCGGACGAATCCGGTGATATAGGGGAAAAGTGGGTTCATATCATTGTTGGCTTTGATGGGGAGCTGTTCGCCCAGTGACCCGAGAATTTGGGTATGGGTGGAGATAATATCTTGCGACAAACCGCGAACGCCAAAAAATCCACCTGGGCCGTGCAGATATGGACCGATGGGTGCGCCTGTCGATTTTTGGAGCGCCTGAGCGCCGCCAGCCCTTGACATCAGGTCCATGAGGGCCTGACCGAGCTTTGCGGCTTCTTGCGTTCCGTCTAGTTGCAGGGTGTTAGGAAACATTGAACACCTCCTACTGTGGTTGGGTTTCTGTGATTGGGGTCGTGTTGGTGAGCTTACTCAGCCAGTTCAGATCAGGAGCGGCCTTCTCAAGTTTATCGTCTTCCTTGTCATCTTCCTTGAGTAATGTCTCCTTGTTCTGACTGGGACGATTAGACCAGGGGAAACGCCCGGGAGCTGCGATCATCTCGGCCAGCTTCTCGTCGCTATCCTTTTTGAGTTCGTCATTGGTCTTGGACAGCGTCTCGACAGCGGCTTCCAGGATAGGAATTTTCTGGAGTTCTTCCTGGGTGGCTTTGACAAACTCAGCCAAACCGTCAACGTCAACTTCCTTGAGAAGTTTGTCCTTGATCTCATCGTAGTTGAAGGCTTGCGGTTTCTCTTCGGGGGAGGCCGTCAATTCCTTGGATTCGACCTCGGCTTCCTCAAGAGCCTCTTTCTTCAACTGAGTCTTTTCGAGGAACGCTTTTTGGCGATCTTCGGGCAAGAACTTAGCCAACTTCTCGATGTATTCCTGCTTATTCATATTGGCCTCCTTGGTGAGGATTGTAAATTCGGTAAAGGGATTGGCTGCCTTCTCTAAAGGCAGTTCGGAAACTTCGTAACAACGATACCAGTTGATCACATTTGGTTCATCTTTGTCGTGAACCGCAATGCCGCCGATGGACAAGCCAAGCTCAACTTCTTTTTGCATCTCAAGCAGCGCCTGGGCTTCGTAATCTTCCAACTTGCCGCTCATGATCAGGAAGTCGTCGATGTATCCAACGTAATCGACGGGATTAGCGCGGGAACTACCGTCTATATGCCAGGATGCAAACATCGGGGAAACGTCCATGTTTTTATTGACCCACTCGGCATATTCTTGATGGGCACTCTCTCGCAGGATTTCGCCTTCGCGGTCTTTCCACTTGTTGGAAGGCCAACCCACCCAGCGCCAATCGCCGTTCGCATCCTTTTCGATCAAGATACCGCCGAACTCTTTCTTCATCTGGCCGATGCCGAATTTCTTGGCGGCGGCACGGATCTTCGGGAGCGCGGCCTTAGCGTCTTTGGCACCTTCCCCGCCAGCCTTGATCTGCTGGGCGGCGCGGGCGAGAGCGTTGCGGACATGGGCCTTGTCCTGAATGGGATATTTGCGCTTGGATGGCAATGCAAACGAACTGGACGATAATTTCTTGCGGGCACCGTATGACAACTTTGCCTTGGAGAGCCAGTCGCCCACCTGTTCGGAGAGCGTGATGTCACGATTATCTTTAGCGATAATGGCTTCGAGTTCAAGCAAGTCAAGGTCGATCTCCGCTTTTTCGGTATTGCGTTCTACAAGGTCGTTGGCAGATTTCCGAATCTCATCGGATGTTTGCAGGATATCGTAGACCAAATCGGAAGATTTGTACTCTTTTTCAGATTCATCTACTTCAGCGCAAGTTCTTCGTCTGTAAGCGGTTCGTCCTCTTCAAGCTCAAGCAGGACTTCATCTTCCAATTCTTCTTCAGCTTTCAGAATCTCTTCAGGAGTTACCTTTGAACTGCGCATTTTTCGCTGTTTTCTGCTGTTGGACATATCTGCCTCTTTTTTTACATTAGCGTAAAGGGCGCGTTGATGTGCCAGTGCTTCGGCCCTGCTCTTATGGCATCCGCCCGCAACAACCGCGCCCACCTTTTTTGTGTCCGGGTTGTATTTATGTACGCAATTACCAACCAACTTATATGGCATGAAAAAATTATAACATGAATATATGACGAATGTCACTAGCGGGACAGGATGAATGTCATACTACAACAGCACTCGCCCCACTGCTACACTGTTTACAGCTTCTTGCATGTCCTTCACAAACTGCGGGTCATATTCTTTTGCAACCAGTTCATCGAAGTTTCGCGCTTCAAACCCTGGATGTTCCGGGTCTGATATGCTTCTTGCTATAACGTATTTTCCAGAGCGGTAAGCGCGACGACTGCGCAATTGTCCCGGCGTAGTGGCCGGTCTATATCCAGGCTTGAATCTAAGAAATCCGCCTTTTCGCGGATAAATCGGATGAGGGGGAGAGCCAGCGTTTACCAATGCGTAAATCTCAGAATCTGTGTAAACATACATAGATATGTACCGAGATGAACGAGTTAGCTTCTGATTAAATCTTGGTTTTTTAGCTGCCGACCACCCATAAACCGTATCTCTAAAATATTT